GCAGACAAGCGCCCTGCTCAGCAAGCGATGCCAGGTTCAAGCGTTGTATTCTCAATCTACAATGACTTGGCTGCGGCAACATCCGCACTCTCATCAGAAACAACTGACCCAGATGCAGTAGCATTATCAGATGTTTCAACCGTTTCAGTATCACTTGCTGAATACGGTAACGCTTCACTTGTAACTCGTAAGTTGCAATTGTTCTCACTATCAGATGTTGACCCTGCAGTTGCAGACATCATCGCGTTCAACATGGCAGACTCACTAGATAAGATTGCAATGAATGTACTTCGTACAGGCGACAATGTTATCTACGGTGGCTCACGCACATCAACAGCAACAATCACAACATCAGATACAATCACTGCAGCAAACATCCGTAAGGCTGTTGCTAAGTTGCGTTCAAACAAGGCTGTACCTCGTGAAGGTTCACTTTACTGGTGCGGTATTCACCCAGAAGTTTCACACGACCTTCGTGCAGAAACAGGCGTTGGTGGATGGAACGACATGCACAAGTACGCAGAGACTGGTACAGGACAGTTCTGGCCAGGAACTATCGGAACATTTGAAGGTGCTTACTTCGTTGAGACACCTCGTATGTACCGTGGCGTAGATGGTGCAGACCAGACAGCACTTGCTACAACAGCAGTAACTGTTGCTGGTACATCAGCAGGCTACACATTCGGTGTTGCTTCATCATCTGTAATCGCTACTTCTGCAGAAGCAGGAGATAAGATTTCAGGTACAGGTATTGCATCTGGTGCAAAGATTACATCTTTGGTTACATCAGGTTCAACAACAACTATCACTGTTGACACTGCTAACACAGCAGCAGTAACAGCGACAACCGTTGTAACAGTAACTCCAGTAACAGCCAACTACCGCACAATCCTTGCTGGAAAGCAGGCACTTGCGGAGGCAGTTGCACAGGAGCCAAATGTTGTCATCGGACCTGTCGTTGACCGCTTGATGCGTTTCCGCCCTATCGGTTGGTACGGAGTCCTCGGATTCTCTCTATACCGTCAGCAGGCGCTATACCGCATCGAAACTGGTTCATCAATCCAGTCATAATTTGATGGTGGAGGGGGCGGAGCAATCCGCCTCCTCTGCACTTAATAAGGAGAATAAATGGCAGAGTACAAATTTGTACCACCCACAGTATTTGAAACCCCGATTGCGTGGGACAGACTGTTTATTCGTTACGGTATTAACCGTGGGGTTTCTGTCTTAATGATTGATGGGCGTTACTCAAGTTATCGCTTCCCTGCTCAAACAGATATTGCAGCATCCACTGAACATTACTTAGGTGGACATGAATATATTATTGACGAAAGAACTAAGAATCGTTTAACCGACCCAACTATCGGTGGCGATTATGGGGAGTACATAACAGAACTATGAATCTACATAAGATACAAACACATCCAGAGTTCATTGAAGGATGTTTTGGTTGCAAAGTTGGTACTTTAGAAATAGGTACTGGCGATGCTGGCAGAGCCGATTCAATGCCACAGAAGAAGTGGAACAAAGAGTTAGACCTTTACAAGTCTGCTCGTGACCAAGGTATCCAACCTGCGGGCACATCAACAAAGCAAATCCAAAAGGCAATAGATGATTCCAACAAAGTTGGTAAAGCATTTGATGCCAATACGGGGGGATTTAAAGGATGACTGCCATCGTAGGTATTCAGGGAAAAGGCTGGGCGGTAATAGCAGCAGATTCCATGACTACCTACAATGACAAGCCATACTTCTCCAAAAGTTTTGAAAAGGTTACACGCAAGGGTGATTATGTATTCGCCTTTGCAGGCGATGCCATTGCTGGAAACATAGCCAACTTTATCTGGGCACCACCTAAGTTTATTAAGACAGTACCTACCGATGTATTTATACAGACCAAGGTACTGCCTTCGCTGCGTGATGTGCTTAAAGACAATGGCTACGAGCCAGACATAAACAAGAATCCAGATGCTGGCTTTGATGCCCTTATCTGTATCAACGGAACTATCTATGAAGTTGACCAAGATTTTCTATGGTCACGAGATGACCGTGGGTTATACGCAGTAGGTAGCGGTGGACCAGTTGCGCTAGGCGCATTAGCCACTGGCTTTAGTAAGAACTCTATGAAGGCTGCAGAGTTTGCAGCACGCAGGGCAATCAAGATTTCCGCTGATTACACAATCAGTGTCGGTGGAGATGTCAAAGTCATAACACAAAAGGGGAACGAAATGCCAGCAATGAAGAAGAAAGCATTATCACCAGCAATGAAGAAGAAGGCTTACGCAATGGCTGAGAAGGTTGAGTCAAAGGCTGACAAGGCTAAAGAACTTAAAAAGGGCGTTGCTATGTTGAAGAAGAAGGTTAAGTAATTATGTGTACATCATGCGGATGCGGAAGCAAGGTAGTAAATCAAGATGACAACTTTGGAACGGTTAACCCTTATGGCATCCCAGCCCCAGAGGTTAATAAGCCAACTACTTTGGGACAGAAGTAATGCCAAAGGGTATGGGATTCAAAGCAGCACAGAAGTCAATCGCAAAGAAGCAAGGAATCCCAATGAAGAACGCGGGAGCAATCCTTGCAGCAGGTGCTCGCGGTGCGAGTGCAGCAGCAAAGAAGTCTAATCCAAATCTTAAGAAGGTTAAAGGAAAGTAAATGACAGACCCAAGACTAAAGCGAGCAGGAGTGTCAGGTTTCAACAAGCCTAAGCGCACACCAAGTCATCCAACAAAATCACATGTAGTTGTGGCTAAATCTGGTGACCAGGTTAAGACTATTCGCTTTGGTCAACAGGGTGTCAGTGGAGATAAGACTCCAACAGCAAGACAAAAATCATTCAAGGCTCGTCACGCAAGCAACATTGCTAAAGGCAAAATGAGCGCAGCGTATTGGGCAGATAAGGTGAAGTGGTGAAGAAGAAAGCATTTTGGGATACAAAGAATCCTAACAAGAAATCAACTCCATTAACCCCTGCACAAAAGGCTAAGGCTAAGGCATCTGCTGCAAAGGCTGGTCGTCCTTATCCAAATCTTGTTGACAATGCAGCAGCAAAAAGAAAGGGCAAATAATGGCTACAGGTTATGCAGGTTCTACACTCGTTGCTGAATTAAACAGGCTTGCTAATGCTGGTACTTATCCAGACCGTACATTGTTTTTGGAAGCACCAGGAGCAGCCAATAAATGGGCTGGTACCTCTGGTAAAGATTTACTAGGCGCTCTTAATTACAAGGCTGACTCAACTCGCCAACCAAATAACTATAAAGGTTTAAACGCAGTATGTAATGAACTTGCTAGTACCACTGGTAAGTCAGCCGTGTCAGCCTTAAGGAGCATTGACCTATGAGTACTCTTGAACAGATGACTGACCGTATTGACACGCTTCTTCACGGTTACACAATGAACACTGAATCAACCACTTGGCTTACTGCTGCTGCAACAACATCTGCAACTACCATTTCAGTCAATGATGCAAGTGTAGCCAGCCGTGGTTTTATTCAAATTGATGATGAATTAATGTATGTCAATAGCACTAACAACATTGACAATGTTCTTACCCTTGCTCCATGGGGGCGTGGACAGCGTGGCTCTGTTGCAGTAGCACATGACAATTTATCTAAAGTTATTGCTGCTCCAGTATTTCCACGCTATGAAATTAAAAAGGCTATCAACGACACAATCAATTCTGTGTATCCTCAAATCTTTGCCATTGGTCAGTACCAGTTTAATTACATTGCTGCCCGCACAACCTATGACATTCCTGATGAAGTGCAGAACATCCTTACTGTTACTCACTCAGTCATTGGTCCATCTAAAGAATGGCTACCAGTTCGTGCATGGCAGATTGACCGTACTGCTAACCCAACAGCCTTTGGTGATGGTACTAACTTTGGTCACAGCCTCAGCGTGTATTCACCTATTGTTCCAGGTCGTCCTGTGAATGTGGCTTTTGCTAAGCGCCCATCACTTTTTGATATTAACTCAACAGCATCACAAGAAATGTCTACCGTCACTGGTCTGCCATCGTATGCAGAAGATGTGCTTGTTTATGGAGCAGCCTTCCGTATGATTTCATTCCTTGACCCAGCACGCTTGGGTCCATTATCTGCAGAAGCAGATGTTCTTGACAATCAGCGTGGAGCAAGCAGTGGCGCTAACGCAGCACGCTTCTTATTCAATGTATACAACACTCGTCTAAACGAAGTGGCGGAGAACATGCGCCGTCAATTCCCCGTTCGTTCACACTATCAGAGATAAGGCACCCACATGGCAGCAGGCGACCCAGGAGTACTCAAGCGGAACTTT